CTTGATTACATCTATTTCCTTCATAGGATTCTTAGCAATCCATGTCACTATATCGAATGTAGAATTAGGTAGGTTGCCTCTATATGGGTCTAGATGTCTAAACTCGGCACTAGGGCTAGTAGGTATTTTGAAATCTAAATTGGTCATAAAACTTTTAGCACAAATGTTTACGCACCATTTGTTTCTCTTAGGATTGAATGTATCGGGTACTCTTGTAAGTTTTAGTGGGTTGCCTACACCATCTAGTGTCTTTAGACCTTCTGCCATCTTAGTCTGATAGCGGGGAATGTGTTTAGAAATTGCCTGACCCATAACAGGTGAAGCAAAGAATTGATGAATGTGAAAACCCCTGCCTGTAAAGACTAAACGAACATCGCCGTTAAGCCTATTTAGAAGCGTTCTAACGTCATCTTTTACGTCAGATAGGCTACCCCCCTCTAGCATATCAAAATCCCACCACGCTCGGTCTATGACCACAGAATCAGCATCTATTTTCCAACGCCTAACAGGGTGTCTAGAACCATACGCATATAGACTAGTGTAGCAGGATGATTTGCCATTTAGTTTTAGGATATAATTATTGAAGTCATCTACGGACTCACATACCTGACGGCGTAGCCCTATCTCACGTGGAAAATCTAACATAACTATACCTCTTGTTGGTTGCCGCACTCACAGGCGGCGATAGTGACTATTTCAGGCTTGTGTCCTTCTTGCCCTATGACACGTACAACATCCTCAAAACCTTCCCACTTATCATCACTACCGCAAGCGGCACAAACTAATACTTTTGACCTATCTATATTCATAATTACGCACCTGTTAATTCTTCTTCACAACTCAGGCAAAACTCGCACCATAGGGGGCAGAAGTATTCACTCCATTTCATAGGCCATTGTTGGAGTGTTAAGTCAGACACAGTATCACTTAAAGATTCCTCAAAAGCATTTATACTACGTTTACCTATTGGCTCTAAAATTGCAATTCCCTGCTCAGGCCCAAGCCATAGTTTCTTACCACGTTTGTTTTCTTCCAACAATAACTTGTCGTTAATGTCTATTTCGTAGTCAGGAGATATGTATAGGAAATGTGTAGGCTCTTCATACTTTTCAAGTAACTGTAACATTCTACGATAGTAGATTAATTCTTTTCTAGTCCTTGCAAGTTTGCCTGTATTCATCTTACCTGTTTTTAACTCAACAATAACTAGCCCTAGACCTTCTACTCGGATAAGCCCGTCAATCATACCTACCCAAATAATACTTTTACCTCGATAGTTTTCATATATTTCGTGTTTTACTTCTGCTTCTACTATCTCAAAAGAACCCAAGTCATGTGCTATCTGATGTAATAATATTTCTAAGGTTTCAACTCCCATGTCGCCTTCTACTTCGTTGGCTATCGCAGACTCTTTGATTGTGTGTGAGCCTTTGAGAAGGCCATCTTCCATAACCTGATGAACCCTGCCACCACGTATGGCCGCTTCACTAGCGGGTGCGGAAGGTAGCCCTGCACAGTATTTCCAATAGTATTGTCTAGGACACATTATGTACGTCATCAGGGATGACTTACTTATTCTTAGGTTATCAGCATCCGCAGGAATGTAAGAAGAGGCTTCTTTCTGTTCTGCGGTAGCGAGAGGCATATCATCACTCTTCTTCTTCTACTAAATCAACCTCATTCAGACTAACTTGTGTAGAGTTATGTAGATTCTGACCGCAATGGGGGCAAGAATCTGATTGCTCCACACCGTCTAATTCAGGTCTAATTACTTCTTCTTTACAATTAGCACAAGTTATCTTTGTTATCAATCCTTCTTTGTCTAGCATAGCGTAGATTAAATGATTTAGTTTGAGTATATCGTTAGCGGCCGCTTGAGCGAATCCCGCAAACTCCATTCCTAGTGCATCTAATTTGTTGATTACTGCGTCTTGCTGAGTGGATAACTCGCTTACACGTGCATCTACCTGCTTTACAGTCCTCTTACCTGTCATTTTTCTGCTTCTACTCATACATATACCACCCTAATCATGCTTATAAACAATCCTACAACCACGCTAAATGTCCTATCCCTTGCAAACTGTTGTGTAGAGGCTGAGTATTCCAACCCATAATCTCGTAGTAGGGAGTTACTTTCTTAATCAAAAACTTGTCTGCTATGTATTTGTAGCCGATGTTATATCTACCCTCAATGTCTTTTGGGTCATCGAATGCAATATACTTACCCTTATCATTTAGTGTGACCTTGAAGAAAGACCCACGCTTGTAATTCTTACCTAGATACTCGTTAGCCCATGCCGCACCCGCACTAGTGCCTGATAGGACTTTGTACTCATGTAGATTTCTGTCTAATTTACCTTTCATACAAAGAGAAAGTGGGTCTGCTTCACCGCTCACAATACTATCAATAGTTACTTTTAGGTGATTGGTAACATCATTCTCCGTCTGCTTGGTGAGTAGACCGTAGATAATATCCTGCATCGCATCCTTCATCACCTGTGGCATACGGGATTGCTTCATTTCTATTCCTTTGATGTATAGTTTCTCAGAATGCTCTTGCCCGTCAGTCCATGTGACTAGACCTGCGTATCTGTTTTTAGCAATCAGTATCATGCTATCGCACCACTTCTCAAACTGTACTTCTATCGGACTTAGTTTTTTGTTAATAATATCTATCATACCTTCCAAGAATGAACGATTACCACAACTTACAAATACGCTATCAGTATGTCCGTATAATACTTTTAGCCCCACACTTTCAGACATCTGCTTGAGTCTATCAAGAGTCTGTCGAGAAGTGAATGTGATTGCGGCCGCTAATTCAGGATGATACATACCATACTTAGCATCACCACACACACCATACATAGAAGCGACTAGGGATTTGCAAGCAAACTGCATGGTATCGAACACCTGCTTGTCATCTTCGGTTGTAGCAGATTTCATCTCACCCTTGTAGTGGTTACGAAGGTCAGTCATCTTATCCATGAGCCTTACTAGAAGCCCTTTGTTATCCTTAGAGAATCTTGTACCGTTACCACAATCATCTCCGTTTTCATCTAGAGTTTCCCAACTGATATTGTGTAGAGAAGCGTTGCTATGATACATTGCTTTTATGTCAAGAATACCTACGTTGTCATAAACACCTTGTTCTACATCCATGACATCTGCTCCTGAATAATCTATCTTCGCAAACTGTGGATTAGTAGGTATTCGTCTACCAAACTCTTTATCCTGCAAAGCAAGACAACTGAACATCTTAGTGATAAAAGGAGTAGTCCTGATGTCACATTGTACGATGTGTTGTAAAGAGAGATAGTAGTTTATCGCATTTACTTTTGCGTCTAATTTAGGTAGCAACTCAACGTCTTTTCTAGAGTAGTCTAGATACAACGGCAAGTCGCTAAGGAATGTGTCGTGTCCGTCAGGCAACTCAACTTTCTTTTCCCCTAACAATTCATGCGATACATTGTCTAGAGAATAGCCTGAAAGTTTGCCGTTCTTCAACTCCCATAGTTTAGATACCGCCACCATCAAATCAATACACAACCTACCTACGATTGGTTGCGACCAATCTTTGTATTCGTATCTGAGTCTTCGCATAGGGGATAGGCTCTTCGGGTCTAGACCGTTGCGGTTACAACGCTCTATGATTTGCTTTATGTCAGCACCAACAACGAACCAACCTGCTATAACATCAGGGTCGTGGTCATCCATAGTACGTAGGAAATCTAGTAGCATGGCTTTCTCAGTAGGAAACTCCCTTGCAGGTTCTTCGTATTTGTAACCACCATATTCTTCATGTGTCCTCTTCAACTCTATACCTTTGTTGATGAACCACACATATTCTTTTCCGCTAAAAGAATCTCTAACTACCATCACACGCATTTCGTTTGTAACGGGATTCCATTCGCAATCTAGATACCATATTCTGTGTTCGTAGTTTGGTACAGGTTCTTCTCCGTTAAGTATTCTATCAGACATCACCCTATTGATGTAGGGAACGTTTGCTTCCCATGTTCTGTAACCTCTAGATTCAGCATCATCACGTATTTCTTTTATGTTAAAAGATTTAGGTACTGTAATCTTAGTAAGGTTCTCACCGTATAGTCCTGTATATCCTGCTTCTTTAGTACCACCAAAATTACTAGAGTGTTTGCTTTCTACGAAGCAGTAGGCAGGAGAGGAAAAGTCAGCAACCTTACGTTGCCTATTCTCATCACGGTATCTAACTCTAACCTTGTTAGACCTGACAGTTTCAATTATCATCTGTATTCCTTCCTCGCTTACGAGTAGGAATATCATGCTTATTAAGCCATTGATTGACCGCCGTTGGCGTAATCCCAAATTGGTCTGCTATATCTGCCATACTTCTTTCTTTTTCAAGATAGTTTTCGGCTAACCATAAGGGGTCACGATAAAGGGGGTCTAACTCTTGTCTTACTTTTACGTTAGCAACAAAAGTTTCTCCGTTTTTTCCTACCCAATGAAATGATTGTGTACCGCCTGACCTAAGAGTTACTAGCATCTCGTATGTGTCAGTTAAGTCACCTTCGGATATTAGTTTTGACCTAGTTATTACTTCGTGGAAGTGGGGCGTTCTTGAGCGGGGCATATCACTATTTTCGTCTATTACATTCATTGTATCATCACCTGTCCTATTGAGGATTGTAGGATGAAGTTATCATCATCAAACTCCATTACCATTTTTACGCCCTGTTGATATTGTGTCATGTCTATAAAATATAGATTTACTTTTTCCTTATTAATAATCTTAGTAAGGTAGTCAAGACCACCACCGAAGGTAGCCTCAAATGTCATTCGTAGAGGATGGATAGCACCTGAGTAATCTATCAAGGTGTATTCTGTCTGTCCTTTCAATTCGTTACCTGTAATTACTTTTACCCCATCATCATTCGCAACAAACTTATACTCGTTTAGTTTCTGCTTGTTGACGTTAACGCATCTGAGTGCTTCATGCAAACTAGTCACGTTTATGTCCGGTAGTTTACAGAAAGGTGCAAGGTGTGTGCCATCAGACATGATGTACGTGCCTTCTGCACCAATCTTCCCTGCTATTTCTAACGATTGGTCGAACCACTCCTTCAATGTCTGAGGACTATGGGGAAAGGCCAACGCATCTTCATGGCAAGTTAAGGTAGTCTGTTTACTTTTAGACTTAATCAAAAGTTTACTACCTTCTTTGTGAGTGAGTGTGATTGTCTGTCCGTGATACTGTAACGCACCTAGCACCGCATCTATATCTGTGATAGGGATGAAAGCATTACTGCTTTCTATTGTAGTTTCATTATCTCTAGGAGAGGCGGTTGCCTGTGCCCCTACTGTGAAAAGACTGACGCTAGACAAACCATCTTTGACTAAGGAGCAAGCCATAACTTTTGGGTAAGTTACTTTTAGCATAACGGCATTAACTTGGTTCGCAGTTTTACCTGCAACGTTATGCGGCCTTTGAGTCAACTTCAATAAAGAAGTCAGACTATCCTTACTCAGTTGTAGACTCATTCTTTACGACCTTCTTACTCTCTAATGCCGGTAGGCCATACCATGTGACCTTACCATCTTTCACTCTTAGGATGTCGTGTTTGCTTCCGACTAATTCCATGTGACTGCCTTTCATTTCTTCGACTACACCACGAACAACCCACTCATCTGCGGATAGGTTCTTGTCGCCCTTGACACCTGCGGCCATGTCAGCCTTCTTCATGTATCTAGATAGGAATATCTGCTGAGTAAACTTTCTCATAGTACCCTTCTCCCAATCCGGCCTTTCGCCTACGGCCATCAGAACCTTCTTGCCTGTGCCGTCATCCATATACTGCTGAATTGCTTTTAGGTGATAAGTAAAGAACACTTTAGATACAGGTAGAGCATGAACCCTAGTGATTACATCACGATTCATTCTGTTACGCTCTCGCCACTCCTTCTGATTGAAGGAGTCATCTTCGTTCTCGATGATTCCCTTAGATAGTAATGATTGCCTCATAGCAAACTCACACCACTTTAGGAAAGTAGAACCGCCATCAAAGATAACACCGCCTACATCTTCACCTTCTTCTATAAGACCGGCAATGATGTTGACATACATCTTGGTCTTGTCAATCAAAGCCATGTAGTTGATGCTATTGTCATCGTGGAATATACTGTCATCCATCTCATCTAACAAAGGAATTACTTTTATGTTATCTTTATCAGGATAGATGTAGTCCAAAGTAGAACGTGCTGAATTGTCAACGTCTAGGATATAGACTGACTTACCTGATTGAATCTCAGGGTCAAGTAGAGAAGCGGCCAAGCCTGTCTTAGCCGTATTCTCATGCCCCACTAGAGCCATTCTGTTCTCAGTCTGTTGTGACTGAGCCTTGAATTGCTTTAGGTAGTAAGACCTGTCGAAAGTAGTCTGAACCGGTGTAGGCTCGGAGTTACTTTTAGCCGCAGTTTTCTGTGCTTGCTCCCCCCACGCCATCAGAAGTCACCGCCCACATTGTCAGCAGGAGAGGCAGGTGCAATCGCATCGAAAGCATACCAACCGTTGACAGTCAGCCTGTCCTCGCCCTCTTGTGTTCTCCACATCTCACCGCATAGTAGCATCTTTGTACCAACACCGAAGTCAACCATGTCCTCGTCTTGTGCGGAGATATAGATGTCTGCGGTAGAAGCAGTAGAAGCCATGTCAAGGTCAGCACACATTACTACAAACCCACCGTTCTCACGTGGGTCTATGTGGATTACCTCAGTCACTACGGCAATCTTGTGACCCCACCAACCGTCTTGACCATGCTTCGCATCGTAGTAAGCAGTCAAGTCCATTAGACTGTCTAGCATATCCCATGTGCCGGACTCAGGTACAAGACCTGTGTAGCCTGACTCACCGGCCATAATAGGTGGCTGAGTAAACATAGAAGTTAGATTTGCGTCAGGAGTAAGCACCGAGATATTTGGCTTTGCATACGCATTGTTGTTAGCACCTGAGCGTAGAGGAATAGTACCTGTTACAAATGTTGGGTGTTGAACATCTGCTGAGTTGCCCTGTGCCCTTACGGTAATTAGAGTTGGCTCAGTAGTAGTACCCTGTGGTCTACCCAAGAAGAGAGTGATTCGCTCCCTGTCATCCTGCGGTCTTGGCTTTCCAAACTTGAAGTTGTCATTGCCATTAGCGAAGGTAGGGTTAGTCTTATCCCACACGGAGTAGAAGTGGGTGTTTGCATCTAGAGCCATTGTGTGCTTCGGCAACTCACCGACATCTGCACCATCAGCACCGAAGTCCTCTCGACAACTGCGAGTGTAAGAACCATCGTGGTTGTCCTCATACAGTACAACCGCACCTGCTTGCACAAGAGCGTTGCGAGCATTGTCATCAGCATTAAGAAGTTGATTCTTCATCTTCTTGTAGCCCCACTCGCCCCACATCTTAGGTCGTGAAACATCTACGAACATTCCTTCGTATACAGTAGCACCTGACCTCTTCAATCGTGCCTGTTCTGTGTTAATCAATCTAGCGGCTACTCTAAGAGATAGCACACCTGCATCAGACTCAGATTTACCGGCAGAAAGCCAAGCAGAACCCTGTTCCGCAAGCACCTGTTCTGCCTTCGCACGAAGCGTAGTCGAGTCAACATTAAGCGTCTTTGCCATATTACTAATCATTTTTTCATCCATAGGTATTCATCCTTGTTTGTTATCTATCGGGTGTCTAATCATGGTTATAAACATCCCGCTCATGCTATACACATCCTTACGAAGTTAGCAAGAGCGATGTTTTCATCAACTCCCAATAGAAAATCACGTTCTGCGGTCACGGCCGCATCTAATAGTTTTAGTTTATTATTAGTTTGACCTTTAGACTCCATGCCAAACTTGAATATTTCTTTTACACTAATTCTAGGTGAGTGTGGTGCAAGAATCTTCAAACAATAATCGAAGTCTGAATCTGTGAATGCGTGGTAAAGAAACTCCTGTGTAGGAACGCCATTACCTGATAGACTCAGTAGGAATCGTTCTGCCTTCTCATCATTCATAGAAGAGTATACTTGTAACGCACCGATAGCATTTCGCAGGTCGCCCTTGTGTGCGTCTATTATCATACGCATTTGTGGCGAAGTTACTTTTACCCCTTCTTTACCTGCAATAACCGAAAGTCGTGACATCATATCTTCATCGCTTATGGGCTTGAAGTTACAGACAAAACATCTAGACTTCAACCAATCACTAATCTTACTCAGGTCATTACAAGTCAGGATGAAATATCCGTGTGAGTTTTCTATCACTCCCTTCAATGCTGACTGTGCGGCAGGTGTCAATTGGTCTGCTTCATCTAGTAGGAAAAATTGATTTTTGTTACCTGTCCTTGACATAGGTAGTAGATGTTCTTCTACAAACTCAATACCTCTAGTCGCTTTGCTACTAGCATTGAATACATGGATAGGCCAACCTAGCGACTTTGCCATTGCGTGTGCTAGACTAGTCTTGCCCGTACCTGCTTTCTGACTGTAAAAGATGAAGTGTTGTAGTGAGGATATGGTTTCTAGAATATCATCCTGACCCACTATCTCATCAAGAGATGGTCTGTATTTTTCTGCCCATATATTGCTCATAAAAACTCACCTATTTTTAACGCACAAGTATTACAGATAATCTTATCAGCGATAGAAGGTAATCTGTTCTTAGTTTTACTTACCTTAATAATAACATACTCATCAGCACTCTTACTTGCAAGACCTTCACACAAATCACATTCTGCACAATCACATACGGATATATCATAATCAGCATAGTCACGGCCTTCGTCAATAGCACCTTCACAATGGTCGCATTGGTCGTAATCAAAAACCCATGCAGGTAAATCATCTTCGGGATGGTGATTACTTCTGTCAGGTACGGAATACATTTACATCAACTCTAAAATAAGGTGGGGGCTTTCCGACTTGTTAATGCTCTATGTATTATCAGAACGGTTCTGCATCTATGACTCTTGGCTTGTTTATCAGAACGTGAGACTCTTAATCTTCGTGTCTTTACTCCTTCCTTCATCAACGGCTCTACATCTATCTGTGCATATCGGTTACGGTTTGGGGATAGCACCTGTTCATCTATCCTCGCCCCCTTGTGTTGGTACTGACCTTGTAGGGCGGGAAACATGAAACCCGATGAGAAAAGGTCAGCACCGTTTGTTCTTCTCATAAACCTAGTAGAAATAATCAGGGTTATAAATCTACTTCTTGTTCTAGTTTGATTGCCTGAGCCATTTCCCACAACTCCTTGAGCAATACGTGATGAGGGGATGGCATCAAGAATGGGTCTAGTGCTAGTGACATTAGTATTCCGCATTGCAATCCCCCTAGAAACTCAGATGATAGTGGTGTGTTCTTGAGTATGTCATCAGCATTGTCATCCATACCTTCTACATAATCAGGATTACTTTTGAGAATTAATAACTGTCTGATAAACTCACATTCTTTTAGGTTACGATTAGTTAGTAGGTCATCTAGTGTCGTCACTCTTTGCGTTTTGAAAATCATATCAAGTATGTTGCTGATGTCATCCATTGTACTCCCTCAGACAAGATAATGACTGAGTGTGATAAAAGGTTTAGGTGCAACAGGCTCAGGAATACTTTTAGGTGCAGTATAAATAGTCTGCCTTGTCTTTTGATGCGTACCATTCTCATTGGCTATTTCTATGCACTTCGGACAGACGGGAAGTGTTCTAGCAAACTCATCTGTCATGTACTTGTCAGGCCATGAAATCATAGCCTCGCCACAAAGTCGCCCTCGACCTGACGAGTAATGTAAGTGTGTAGGTATGTACGCCATCAAATCAACTCAAATACTTTTAGGGTAACTAAACTTGTCAACACCACACTAATTACATTCATAACTGTTCTAGCAAAAGCCATTTCTGCCATGTGGTCATCGCACATCTTCTCAAGATTGGATTTCATAGTTGTAGCCCCAACGCCTTATACATCGCTTCCCTGTCACTTTGCTCAGGAGTTACTTTTACACTATCGGTTTTTACAGTCCACCAATACGGAGCAGGTGTACCTCGCTTCCATTGTGCGAAACCCTTAGTGTGGTAGTAAGAACGATACGCTACAATTGCGTCATTGTCTTTGTGTTCGTCAGGCATAGCCTGTGCGAAAGGAGTAAGGTTGCCATCAGGAATCATACCTAGCATAGCCTTCATGTGTAGGATTGGGCCTTGACAAGCATGAACCTTGCCACCATATCTTTGAGAGTATTCTCTACATAGAGCGAAACCATGTTCTGCTAACCAATTGAAATTAGCACGTGTATCGCCTGACCAAATAGTACATGGGTGATGTGGGTAGCCACCTTTGTACGGAGTTTGTTTGGTTTTGGTCAATGGCATTTGCTCCGGTTCTGCACCGTGACGGATGAGAGCAGAAGCGAGCATTTGTGCTGACTCTACACACATCTTAGGAATGTGCTTGTCGCACATCATAGTAGCGGCGAGATGAGGGTTCATGTGTAATGCAAATATATTCATGCTCTCACCTTTTTCATTAGTTTAGATTCGTAGTCTGCGTGTTCGCTAGGTAATCTGTGAGTCCTGCGGTCTGCTAGATTCTGTATAAGGTTTGCTACATTTTCTGCACCCTTGTTGAATCTAGTTAATGCGTGTTCGTCATCATCAGGGCACAAGCGGTTTTTGACATCTGATATGTCAACTGTCGCTATAATGTGCTTGATGATTTCGTACTCAGCGTGTATCACGGTTTTTGCCCTGTTCATAAACTTACTACACCAATCATGCTTATGAAGGTAATCATTACTCATCGCAAGCGTCACGCACACAATGTAGGCATTTGGTATAGCCATCAGGAAATACTCTTGTCCTACCACATTGCTCACATCGTTCTGATTTTTTCATTTGTGTCGGAGTCATTACAGTAGGGGTTCTTGTGCATACAATATCTTCTTTTGACTTAATTAAATCACGGTTGATGTCATAGATGAGATGCTTTGCTTTTATCCCAACAACATTTTCAACACTTTGTTTTCCGACAGAAATAATCTGTGGGTTTTTTGACATGAGAGCGGCTAAACTATGAGGCGAAGGTACAGTACGAATACTTTTATCCTTACTTAAAATAGATGCCATTTCCTCTTTCGTCATCGCACCACGTTCCCAAAGAATGTCAACGAGAATGCGTCTGATGCGTCTGTTGTTCGCACTCATGTTATTATTAGGATAACTGAAAGGTTAATAAGACGTTTTATCAATAATCATCCTCGATACTCAAGAACATGGCTGAGTTGACGAAAGAATCACCCTTACCTTCATGTACTTTTGCCGGAACAATATTTATCCATTGTGCTAGATAATCAAAGATAAATGCGTAAGTTGATGCTCCTATAAACCACCAAAATAAACAAGAAAGAAAGAAGAAATCGTACCCCATCACAACCACCTGCTTTCATGTTGTATGCTTTTTTTAACCCCCTTCGGCAGACTTTCCCCTTGTTTCCTGACTTGGTTGCCAACGCCAATGTCAAGTGAAATTAACTGTTCCCAATACACATCGCTATGTCTGAAATTACTTGTAGGTTCAGACTTACTTTTAGCCTTGTTGTTCGGCCATGAGATGCGACCTGCGAGTGGCTTGATTCCGTATGCGAAAAGACCATGACAATACATATCATCTAACTCAAGACCTATCGTAGCGAGCCGCCTATGAAACTCAATGTCAGGCACGTTAGAACGGATGAATGATAGAGCGTAAGGTATGGGTACTTGTGATGCACGGTGATAGGCTCGCAGTCTATCGTTTTCTTTCAACAAAGCCCTAGTAGAATTAGCAAAGTCATGTGATTTTACTTTTACCTCATCAAAAATAATTTGGTCATGGTCTTTCAATTTAGTAAGTCGTGGCATTTTTTCTACACAAATCACCAATCTATTTTGCAAATAATTCAAGCCGTTCAAAACCTGTTGCTCATTTGTGGTCTTGGTTCTGAGAATGTAAGTGACATCGGGTTGGTCGGGGATGACATCAAGGTTGTCGTAACAAATAATATATTTACCTTGCAAAAACTTTGTGTCATCGTTTGTAATTATCACAATCGCCATTTCAAAGCCTCAATTTTTTTTTCACAATTTTTTTTCAAAAGGGTCATTCACTATGATATAGTCTTGCAGTCTACGCATTTGGTTTATGGATAAGCCCCAAGCATCCCTGATTTGTTTATGCTTAAGAACATACCGGCCTACTTGCCATAGGATTCCTTCGCTAGTAAGTGTGGCTACTAGCCCATCCTCTTGCATAGCGGATATTAGTTTAGGCCATTCCTTTTCGTAGATAGGTCTAGTGTTTAATACTTTTACACTAGAAGAACGCCAACTCATTCTACTACCTCAAAGTCAGCATCTACTACGTGTGAAGGTTCTTTTAGGGTAGCCATACGCAACTCAAATTGGTCTAGCAATTCCGGTTGGTCGCCTAAAATATCAACAAGCAATCTACTCATATCATTCATCTGTGCCTGTGCTAGAAGGAGTTGTGAATCAACACCTATTTCCTTCTTGAGTTGACCAATTAGTTTTAGGCTACTGTTAGCCTGTGAAATCAATTTCGCCGCATCAGCAACGAAGTCTGAGTTTATACCAACTACATCCTTCTGTTCTTCTAACTCGTCTAGATAACCACGAATCCTGTGTATGATGTCATTCGCCGCAGTAAGTGTGTCTATGGATTGTGACCTAGCATCTTCTATATGTGTCGCTTCTGCTATATCATAGTCAACATGATTTGTCATGTGATTCAGTACAGTACCTTCCGGCCAATTATGTTTGACTTCTAAGTAACTAGGCTCGTACTCCCCATTGTTGATTGCTATTTCGTACTCACGCCTTTTCTTGTGGTCGCACATAGGGCATTCATCAGCAAGAACCCACGATAATACTTCTATCACAAAAGCATCATTGGTGGAAGATAGCCGTTCCTGTATTTCACGCTTGCTTCTCATCCAATACCCCCAATAATACTTTTAGCCTTTCTATATAGACTGCCCCATCTAGTAATTCCTCTTGCAAATGCGTTAGCCATTCGATGTTTGTTAAATCTTCTCGCTCCATAGTTACGCCGTATTTCTTGAGTCCTACTTTTGCACGTTGCCTAATCTTGTCAATTACTTTTTCCTCATAAATACTCATAATAAATCACCTAAGTTACTTTTAGCCCTCATATCTTGTCACTCTTTGCGTTTTTGCCGAAGCGACAAAGCAGACCTTTTCTGCCTCGTCTTGCAGTTTCAGGTTCAAACTCCGCATACCAATCCTGCGGTTCTAGATTCTCGATAATCCATCGCTTTGCTGATTGGTAATCTCCGTTTGTAACCATGCGTGATACTTCTTTTACAACCTCAGACTTAGGCAAGTCCTTCATCCAAAATGTCGTGCGTATCAATTCCATGTCTGCATCCATGACAGTCCTACGCATCTTGAGTGATGAGTTTAGTATTGCCTCAAGCGTTGGGTCTAGTGTGATAACTAATGGTTGACCGCCACGATACTCAGGCTTCATCATGTGATAGCCGATACAGATTCGTCTAAACAAATCAGATTCAAAAGACCTAACCGATGGGTGTTCTATCCACTCAAGAACGTCATCAGCAAACAACAGACCTGATGGGGGATTCGCTACTGCGTTATTCATACGATTACGAATCCACTCCTTGATTGATATTGCTAGGTTCGCTAACTCTAATCTTTCTTCTACGCTAACATTAGATTGTTTATGTTGTGCCTGTTTGTATAACAACTCTTTTTCAGGAGTCATCTCGATGTCAATGATGAAGAATCTTCTGTCAAGACCTGACTCTAACTCAAATCTTGCAGGTTGTGTACCCGCCCAAATAGAATAGCGGGTTGTGTAGTTTACCCATCCTGCTCGGAGAGCCTTTTGCACACGACCATTATCTAGAGATGTAAGTAACTGATTCTTCATGTCAAGCGAGTGTTCTTTCTTAGACGCATCAGACATTGAGGAAAACTCTTCAAAGCCTAGAATGCCACCACACAACTCACGTGCAAGTGGTCTACCTAAGATTCTACCATCCTCATCTACCGAGCCGAACATACCTGCCTCAGTAACGCTATTTGGGCCGAGCATGGTTCTC